CGAAGGCGCGGGACGTGTTCCACTGGTGGACGAGATAGAAGCCATACCACCGGGAACGGCCGCCAGCGTGCCGCGCTGCGACGAACTGCCAGCCGGAATAGCCCGGCTTATCCTCGACCATTGGCGAGCCCAGAAAGCGAATCACGCACTCGCTGACGGGGCAGTTAAAGCCGGGCACGAGGCGCAGGTTGTTGACCGGGTTGCGCACCGCAGCCCACCACCAGCGAGCCAGCCAGTGCGTTTTCGTCAGCGGATCCAGCGGCACGCCGAGCCGGCGCAGCAGCGGCAGCAGGCCGAACAGCACCGCCGCGTCGCAATTGGCGTCCCACCAGCCGCGCTTATCGCCCTGCAGTCCGTCGTAATCGTTGCCGAACAGCCACGCCCAGCGCGGCAGGTTCTCGATCAGGCGCCCGTCGCTGACCGAGTGATCGATCACCGAGAACGGCATCGCCAGCGCAACGACCGGCATGCCGACCAGGATCAGCACCACGCGCACCACCAGGAGCGCGAGCCACTGCAGCGAGGCGAACAGAATCGCGAGGAGCCAGCCGGCGCCCCGTTGGGTTGTTTCAAACATTGGAGATCCTCAGAAACGCGAAAGCCCCCAGGGCGGGTGCTTTCTGCAGGTGTAAAAAAAACCGCTTTCGCGGCTTCGGCTGTCAGCTCAGCGCAGGCGGCTCGGGCCAGGCCACGGCGCCCGGGTAACCCTCTTGCTCCGTGATTCGATTCAGGTCGACGCGGTAACCCTTCCAGGCCAGGAGCTGCGCGGCCTCGATTTCAGTAGCGACCCCAAGGTCAACAGCGTCCTGAAGTGGCGCAATACGCAGAGCTGCGAGCCCCAGATGAGCGTCACGCTTTTCGAGAGCATCAGACTCAGCCAGCGCGCGCATAACACCAGAAACTTCTGCGGCGCTTGCACCAAGCGCCACCAGCGAGTCGCCAGTGGGGTTCACATAAAGCGCGCCATTATATTCAACAGACTTCATAGTCACCTCAAGCGAGAGTCGTACCAGATTGGCGAGTAATGTAAGAGCCGGCAGACAATTTAAATAAACCTTCTACCGTCGCCCCAGAATCAAACCCCTCAATTTTAACGTTCCTCATATCCAAAACCTTCGGAACAACACTTTGACATACAAGAGAAGCAATGCCAGCCTTCTTGATAGTGGTGTCCCGCAAACTAAAGTTAATAAACCCGCTAGAGGTTGTTACGAGAGGCCCATCCTCGATATCAATATCGGAATTATAAAAAACCGCATTCAAATTAATGCTTCCCTCACCACCAGCGCCGCTAGCGCTACGAGTGAAAAAACCACCGTAATCACCTATATCAATACCACCATAAAGCGACTGACCGTCCGGTAGGCGCCCGGTCTTTATTTTCACGTTACTGAATTTAATGTTTATTTCCGTGCCGGATTCAAAGGCGGCACCTCGATATTGACCGCTGCTACTGAATAAACCGAGCACCTGCTGGATAACAGGCTTTTCAAGTTCAGCACCATAGCCATTAAAATTTATACGCTTACGCCCACAGTTATCTTTGTGCGCCGGCAAAACACCGCCAATGTTATGCACCTGGCCCTTGCGCAGATAGATAACACCGATTCCACCGGCCGGAATCTTTGTCAGTGCCGCTTCAATCGTTCTGAGTGGCGCATTTTGAGAGCCGACTGCACTATCAAGCCCGCTGGCTGCATCGACATATAGCACCTTGGACATTTCAGCAACAATAGCACTAGGGACAGACTTAGTTGCGGCATCAACTTTTGCATCAATCTCTGCCACCTTGCCATTTACTGCTGCAGTCAAATTATTAGCTGCAGTGACAAGCGATGCGATTTGAGTTTCAAGACTCACAGTTCATTTCCCCTATATCGCGTTGATCTGATTCGCGCCGTTATTGAAGGCGGTTGCCAGGCGGTTGAAGGCATCACCGACCGCCGCCTCGAGCGCGCTCACACTGGCCGCCGAGGCGTAGTAGGCCGGGGCATTGCCGCCGAGCAGCGAGGCGTCGGCTGCCTTGCCCGTTTTCAGCAGGAATTTCCCGTCGGCTTGGGTGATGGTGTAGGTCGACGCCTTGTCGGCCTTGGCGTCCAGCTTGGCCAGCATCGTGGCGGCGAAGTTGGGATCCTGACCGAGCGCGTTGGCGAACTCCTCGAGCTGGTTCAGGGCTTCCGGAGCGGCACCGATCAGATCGTTAAACCGCGCCTCCATCTGTGCCGGTGTCACCACCTCGGACTTGTCGGCCTTATCCAGCAGTCCGGGCACGGTCACCATCAGCGTGACGTTGCCGGAGCCGTCGAAGCCGACCTCGCCGGTCGCCTCGCCGGCCAGCGTCAGCAGCCGCGCGACCTTGAGTTTCGAGGCAGTGGCGGCGTTGGCGCCGAGGGTGCGCAGCGGATCCTCGAGATCCGTGCGGGTGTAGACGTCGGCCTTGTTGGCCTTGTTGCGCAGCTTGCCGTCGATCACGCCCATCAGGTTGTTGACCGAGGCGAGCAGCGTCTCGAGCATTTCAGGCAATGCCATTTAGCCCCCTTGTGCGGAGATAGCCCCGGCGTGGTAGGTGAAAGCGCCCTGCAGATCCTCGAGCAGGGCGCCCAGCGTGGCGTTTGCGTCGGTGGCCAGGGTCAGCGCCTTGCGAGCATCGAGCTCGGCCTGCTTGGTGCGCTGCAGGACGTTCTCGGCCAGGGCGCCGACTGGCCCCTGTACGCCCACCGCGACGACGGTCACGTTCGGCGCTAGCGCCTGGCGCACCTCGACGACGCGCCCGGCCTGGCGAACGGTGACGACGCGCTCGACGCCGTGGGTGACGATCACCCGTTGCGCCTGCCCCGTCATCGCATCAGCCCCGGCTCGAGCGCCAGGGTGCCGCGCAGCAGGCTGTAAACGTCGCCGCTGGGGTATTCGAGGCGCAGCTCGTACCGCGCGCCCTTCCACTGCGTTGACGCCTTGCCGGCGGTTCTGGACGGCGCCACGCTGACCGCGACGGTGCCGAGCGGCCCGCCCAGGACGATGCCGCCGTCCTCGCTACTGCATTCCACCAGCGGCGCGGTACTGGCCGCCGGGCAGATGACGAAGCGCGCGGCGCAGCCGGTGATATCGATCGGCGTCCCGTTGCCGTCGGACCAGGTCAATTCAAAGCCGAACGTCGTCCCCTCTATCAGCTCCAGGACGGGGCCATTCATGCGCTGGCCTCCAGCTCCATGACGCGGAACAACAGGCCGACGTGCCTGGCCATGTTGTCGATGTTCGCGGTGGCCACCGTGGCCAGCTCCTCGGTCAGCAGCACGTTCAGGCTTTCGCTACCGACGATGACGGTCACGCTGTCAGTCGGCAGCGCCGCCAGGTCGAGGGTAAATTTCTGGACCAGCGTCGCGGTCGCGGCCTTGTAGGTCAGCAGTTGCCCGGCGACCGAGTAGACCGCCAGCAGCGTGCCCGACTCGAGGAAAAAGCCGAACTCGCCGACCTCGTACTCGAGCGAGCCCTTAAACGCGGCAGCCATGCGGATCTTGCCGGTGCCGAGATCCTCATATTCGCCGATCGCCGCGCGCTGACGCTCGGTCTTGAGCGCCAACTCGGCGCCCGTCGGTGTGTAACGCGAGGTACCGGCCGCGATGTGCGTGATCGCACCTTTCAGGCCTTGGTTTTTCGCCTGGACCAGTTCGGCCAGGCCCTTCGTGGTAAACCGCACAAGGCGGGTTAGGTCCGTCATGTTGTCGGCGCCTCGAGGTCGTAATCGTTGATGGTGAATTCACGCGCGGCGGTCACCGCGCCGAGCGAGCCCTGCAGATCCAGGTCAGGCAACGCCCCGTCGAGCTCGAGGTCGCCGATCGCCATCGGCGTGCCGGCGGCAGCGGCAGCGCGTAGCCCGCCGCTGGTCTCGTGGGCGAGCACGAGCTCGAGGTTGTCGCGCTCTGACTTGGCGTCGTTCAGGCGTCGCCAGAGCCGAGGAAAATCGCCGATCAGCCAGGGCCGCTCGACGGTCGCCTCGACGGTGAAG